GGGGGGGACTTATGTTATATATACTCCGTTTTTAAAGATGATACACTCGAAGACGAACCCATAAGGTCCGCGCTCTTACTCCCAGTATGTTCCCTTTTTTCGCCACCATAATTAGCATCCTTGTAAAGAATCAATTTGGTATATTTTGGTACGGTTACAGATCCTATCCTATCGTTCCAATCATCTGGAAGGTTGGGCATTTCTGTTCTACCAGTTATTTTCAGAGGGGCACCACCAATGTCCCATCCGGATATTTTTTGTTTGAATATACGAGTTTCTGGATAACTGTTACATCCCGTCGCGGTATTTGGTCTACCATCAAACGCACATCCAGTCATATTGGTTTCATCAGTGGGACTTCCTTCATACTTATAATTTTTATCTTTTCCATAATGATAACATTTTTGGTTTTTGGTGTCGTAATGCCACATTAGAGCCTCGTTATGTCGCGCCGCTGCCTTACATCTTTCTGCAGATTCTGAATCCGAACTAGACGTTACAAGTGTTTTAGGTTTATCTAATATTCCGGGAACTGCTCCATATTTAGCAGCTTCGTTTTCAAATTCACTCAATTGAGTTGATGGATCTGAGGACTTCTTGATGCACACAAAATGAGTACCGTATGTACCCTGTAAGTGTTCACCAGTTTCACAACGAATAACTTTATCCTCGGGAATAGGGCGGGTGATTTGTCGAGAAGCAACAGAGGCAATTTCAGCAGATGGAATTGGCGTATAGCAAGTAAAATTATAAACTCCGGGTTCTCGCCTAATACTTCTAATTATTCTTCCCGAACCACAATCCATATTTTGTAGTCTATTTGTTTGAAAAGCCTCATCGTTGTCTCTATTCGTCTTTTGTTCGTTATCACATTCAAATAGAAAATCTTCCCATGAGTGTTGTGGTGTTTTAAACCCAACTACATAGCCAGAGGTGGATACAGAACCACAATTTACTGTTGAACTCTTTACCCACTTTATCGGGCGTGAAGCCGATTGAGTCGATGAACCTGGTGATCCCGTTGTAGAAGTTGGAGCCGATTGAGTCGATGGACCTGGTGATCCCGTTGTAGAAGTTGGAGCCGATTGAGTCGATGAACCTGGTGATCCCGTTGTAGAAGTTGGAGCCGATTGACTCGGTGGATCTGGTGATTCCGTTGTAGAAGTTTCATCCCGACCACCCATCATAGCAACAGCAACTGAAACTGAACAACACAATAAGACGGCACCACCTACAACTAACTTTGGGTCCGGCATTTATAATACGACGAGATAATAATTTTAAAAAGAGGGGTGACTTATGTACGGAGAGTGTAATAACTTGTACTTGGTGATGGGGAAGAATTTGCTAACGTCGCAATTGACGATAAACCAGACGTAGCCGACGGATTAAGAGAAGAAGCTAGTTCTATAGCAGATGACTGTTCCAATGATGACTCCAGAATTGGTTGTAAAGCCTTACTTGGTTTTAATTCTATACTTGGTCCTAAAGTTGGTCGTGGTTCTTCCTTTCTACTCATAATAAGCACTATTATAGAAGAAACTAACAAACATACCACGACTACACCTATGATCTTTTCCTGGTTCTTCATTATTTATATATAATGATATTTTATTTTCGGAATGTATTATAAATGCAAAGACAACTTACAACCGTTGCCTTCGAAGCTCTTATTATTGGTATAATGAACGCAGCTCTTTTCTACTTGCTCCAGAAACTTGATATCAAAATTAACACACAAACACTTCTTATACTATGCGGTGCTCTCATCCATATCATTTTTGAATATTCAGGCGGAAATGAATGGTGGTGCAGACAAACTTATAAGTAGATAGTAGATAATGAATGTTATAAAAACTCTTGGAATTAGTTCGCTTGTCACAGGAGGATTAGTAATGGGTTTCAATATAGGTATGTTGATAGGTTATATGAAAGATGCAGATTTAGCTGAAAGTAAATTAGATAAAATACCTTCGTTTCCAGTATAGATGGACTTAGTAGATAGATTACAAAGTGAATACAAACGTTACGCGGCTATCGCAAAGGTTGCCCGTAAATTGCAAAATGAAGCTCACCACGGCGAGTCTCAAGTTGTCCGTGATGCCTTTTTAGCTCAACGAGGTCATCACGAAGATCAGTTATAAGCTCCGTAGTAATGAGGTTTTGCCTCTCAAGATAGTTTTTGTAAAAACTCCGTTCATCTGGTATATTGTGACCTTTTGCACGAAGTTCCTCTACCGTGTGTTCTCGTAGTCTAAAACCAAGTTGTTGAGCTCTTTCTCTAACAGCATCTTTTCTAATAGTAGCAGTGACTCGTTGTTTAATTTTCAGATATCTGAGACGACTTTCAATTGTTCGAACTTCTCTCGAAGCTATTGCTATATTTATATTCACTTGTTCCATCTCATTTCTCATATCTCCAAGAGGTCTCAAAGCGTATTCGTTTACTTCATTATCATCTTCGGTGTCACTGTCACTATACAAAACTCTTTGTGCTTGACGCGGAATTCTTACACGAGGCAAAGCTGCTTCCGGTGACGTGGGACGGGGAATAACTTTATAGATATCTTTCATATCGTTGCACATCTTCAAGTAATCCCCCTCTGGGATTGACTTGGAAATGAGGTCAATAGATTGCATAAGGCTGACAAGAGAGTCCATATTTTTTTAGATAAAATTACAAGAGTCCAATTTTAACTTAGGCACTAATGATACGTAATTTGTCTTGCTCCTCTTATCACTTGAAGAACTCCACCATGAATACCCATTTCACCAATTTTAGGAATATGGTTAATTTCAAACTTTTTACCATTCTTAATAATGAACTTTTTAGAATTATTAAGGATAGTGCGGTCGGTTAATTGCTTTGTACCGGAACCCCAACGATAATCATAGACAGGTGCAAACATTTTATATTTCAAATTACAATTACTTATCTAAAACTTAGGTTACATGTCACCAAAATTCTCAATCCATCCATTGAGTTTGTTGATTTTTCTATACATTGATTCTCGATATAATTCCCTATAGCGATTTTCAACTACTAAATATGACCTGTACATCCTTTTTAATGCAACGTTAAAATTTTCACCTACATCACCTAAATCGTACCCACGCTCATCGAGGTACTGTTTTAAACATTCAGGAGTATACCGTTCCAATGTCATGTTATGCATCCAACAATAATGTAAAATAGCTTTTTGTTTTGTATAAGCTGTAACACGTTTGAATGGTTTGTGCTCTTTTATTTCATCTTCTAGATAACTCTTTTGAACATTAAGAAAGTCTATATCATTCTCGATAGACTCTGTATAATAGTGATCATAAAAATAATCAAGCGCCATATCCGGAATACTTTCAACAAAAAAATTAAAATTTTCGTAATCAAATAATGGTGACATTTCCTTGGATTCTTTATCTTTGAAAATACTTTGTAATCTATTGCATATTTCTAGATAGTCTCCTTCGGGTAACTTGGTTGCGTTCTCATCTATAATACGCATCACATTACGGAGGTCTTCCATTCTTACAAGTTTAAATTACATATTTTCTAAGTAAGTTTCATCTAAACACTCAAGTTCAAAAAGGATGTTTTCTCGGGCTTCGTTAAGGATAACAAGCTGTGTATGGAGGTAGTCGCGCAAATTCCAGGTTGTCTCAGTCTCTATGTCAATAGCTTCATATCGCGATGATACTGTATTTCCGCGGTCTATAAAACCATAATAAGATTTAACTGCTTCAAGATCTTGATTTACTTGTTTAAGTTCTTGAAGAAGCCATTGAATATCGTCTTTGAGTGGATCGCCAGTCATTTTGTACATAATTTTCAAATTAATTTGGGTACAACTTAGGAATCATTTTTCTTTTCTTTTTTGGTTTTTAGTCGTAACAAAGCTTCTAAAGCTTCGCGCTTGTATCTAGTCGCATCCCTCTCCTTATCTATATCCCAAACATCCTCGGGTGGTTGATCCCGTTTCCATTTCTTGTTATCATTTATACGCGACTGCTCATCGGGGTCCCACACGTCGTCCTTTTTTTGAGCATGTATTGACACCTTCCTGCTGTGTTTCGTGATTGGAAAAATTACTAATAGTTTGGTTGATAACATCTACTATAGTCCAAGATTAGTTATCTTGGATTAAAGGAATCGCGCGAGTGTAGAATACTGATGAAAGACTTTCCAGAACTTGTAAGTCTCATTCAAGAATGCGATGTTCGTATATTTGAAGAAGGATGTACAAATACAATAGACATCATAAGCAAGTTTATGGAAAACAATGACGATGATAGTGCGTTCTACATTGTCAATGTTAATAAAATTGTTGAACAATACGAAAAGTGGGTTGAATATCTTCCTCGTGTGAAACCATTTTACGCTGTAAAATGTAACCCAAACCCAGTAATTACAAAAATCTTAAGTAAATTTGACATTGGTTTTGACTGTGCGAGTAAGACTGAAATTAGTCAAGTTATTAGTCATGGGGTTGACCCAAGTAACATTATCTACGCAAATCCTTGCAAGGCAAGTGGTCAAATTAAGTTTGCTCGCTCTGAAGACGTTGACCTTATGACATTTGACGATGTTCACGAACTTTATAAGATTAAGCTATACCATCCACACGCAAAGTTAGTACTTCGTATTAAAACTGATGATTCTAAATCAATATGTAAGTTCAACTGTAAGTTTGGTATAGATCAGGTTGATATTAAGAATGTTCTTGAAACCGCAAAGATTTTACAACTCAATGTGATTGGTATTTCATTTCACGTTGGGAGTAACTGTCAAGATGCGAAGACGTATTATACAGCTCTTAATGATGTAAGAAATGCTTTTGATATCGCGAAAGAAATCGGATACGACATGAACTTTGTTGATATTGGTGGTGGGTTTCCCGGGTACGATACACACGACGGTGTAAAGTTTGAAGATATCGCAAAAGAAGTTAATAGAGGAATTGAAGACTTTTTCCCAGATGAAAACATTCAAATCATTGCCGAACCCGGTAGATACTTTGTATGTTCTTCGCACACACTTGTGACAAATATTATCGGAAAGAAGAAGAATGCCGATAGATTTGTGTACTATCTCAACGATGGTATTTATGGTTCATTTAACTGTGTATATTTTGACCACGCAAAACCCCTAATTCAACCATATAATGAACGAGATGGAAAGTTATATGACTCAGTTGTATTTGGACCGACGTGCGATTCAATAGACGTGATCGCACAGCAGTGTCAATTACCAGATTTGGCTATAGGCGAGTGGGTATACGTAGAAAACTTTGGGGCGTATACAAGTGCCGCAGCAAGTACATTTAATGGATTTCAACAAACGAGATGTGTCTATTGCTTCGTTTAAACTTTTTCTACATACACAGGTCTCTCTGTACGAATAATAGAGAGAGCAGTTCGTAAAATATTCTTCGCAAAATTACTTTTAACCATGATATTACTATGCTCAATAAACTTTCTTGAATTTTCACGATGTTTATTAAGGACAGATTTCATTTTCAATGCGCGTCTGAGAGATAAATGACAACACTGTGTTGTGTCAAAAACAAGTATGACTCGTTTCTGGTGTTTCCAAATTTGAGTAAAATAACCGTCGAGGTCTTCTGGAGTTGTCTCGTCGGTTATTCCAATACGTAATCGTATCATCTTATTATATATAACTAAAAAATTAGGCTTAAATATACGAGGGATACTTCACCATTGGGGCATATGCGCCTTGGGCGAATAACAAAATTGTGGATAAGGCAACAACAACGAGTGTTATGAGCCATCCGAAAATTGTCTTGTATAACAATCTCCAATTGATACCACCGGTACCTTCAAGTAGGGCAACACCAACGGTAGCACCAACTTGGCAGTGTGTGGTAGAGAGAGGCCACCCAAGACGGGAACCCAAAATGATGACACATGCAGCGCCAAGTTCAATACAGATACCTCGACTTGGTGTGAGTTTTGCCATTTTGGTTCCAAGAGCGTGAAGAATCTTGTATCCATAAAGTGCGAGACCAGCCACTATACCCGTGGCACCCAAAGCAAGAATCCAATAGGCATCATTTCCCATATCTGCGTTCTTTTCAACCTTTCCAGTTTTGTAAATAACATAGATGGAGGCGAAAGGTCCAATAGAGTTTGCGACATCGTTGGCACCGTGTGCAAATGAATCACAACATGCCGTTAGAATCTGTAAATATCGCATAGAATATTCAGTCTTTTCATCAAACTTTTCAGCATTGTCGTGGATAGCTTGAACAGTACCGTCCTCCAGTTCTTGTGTATAAACCTGAACATCTTGGTTCTTGAAAATGAAAGGATTAATAAAAAAATATGTAAGAATACCAGTGCCACCTCCAATACCAAAACTGATAGCACACGCCTTCGATATCGATGTATCATCAAGCTTCAAAAACTTTGCACCTTTGTACACGATGAAAAATGTGTTGACAATAAAAGTAGATCCAACGAGTATAGGAAATGCATATTGAACACGTTTATATGAATTGCTTGAGCGAAGAATCAAATTTCGAAGAACAACAAAGAGCACGGAAGCAAATATTCCAGATAAAATGGGGGATAATAACCAAGACACGATAATAGCGACAACGCCTTTTACATATGGAAATTGACTTGTCTTAGCATACCATGTCACACAACTAGAACCACGAGCAATCATAGTCATACCAATCATCCCACCAACACAAGAGTGTGTTGTAGACACGGGCATTTCCAAATATGAAGCCAATATGAGCCAAAATGCAACAGAGAAAAGAACACACATACATCCATACATAAGAAGTCCGGGGTCATCCTCAAAACAACTCTGGTCACTTATACCTTGTCGAATTGTTTTGACAACGTGTCCACCCATAAATAGAGCACCAGAAAACTCGCACACAGATGCAAGCATAACAGCTCGCTTGATTGTTAAAGCACCCGAGCCCACAGATGTTGCGAAAGCGTTTGCAACATCATTAGCACCGATACCAAAAGACGCGACGAATGCGAAGATACCACCGACAGCGAGAATCCATTCAAATTGATGTAACATTATTTGATAATTATTAAATGTCTAGGAGTTGACTTAGGATATTAAAATCCAAAAGCGGTCATAAACCGCTTCTTATCTTCGTGGCTATCGAAGTAGACTCGGAAACCCCGCCCGAAGTATGGTCGTGGGTCGTCAAGTTCTTCGGATTCTGATTCTGGTTCGGTCTCTGATTCGTAGTCCGTTCCATCTTCAGAATCTGAAACTTCTGATTCGGAGACTTCATCGTCGTCGTCGGTATCGCTTTCAGAATCGCGTGGGTCGTATTCACTATCTGGTTCAGATTCTGGTTCAGATTCATTCTCAGATGAGTAATAATATTCAGTCTTAATAATAACTCTTGGTCGACGCGCCATTCTTATGTACTTCTTCTACGAGTGATGTCCTTATTTAACTTTTTGATAAAATGGCGTCTCACGTTAGAAAAATTCCAATCTATCAGCCAGTGTTGGAAATGTCTTCTTTTTCCAATCCCGCTCAAGATGGTCAAACATCACACGACGACAGTTGGAATATCGCAATCTTTGTGGAAGTGGATACGTATCACATTCTTGACGAGGTGGCATCTGCTTCCAATTTTCAAAATTTTCGTCATACCATATCTCTTTGTCCAAATTTTCAAACTCACAGTGTAATGAATCTATGAGCTCCTGTTGAAGTTCCGCGGTGCTTTTCTCAATGACTACATATTCTTCAACGAGATTGTCAACAACTTTGGTATCTTCGATAGCATCAATAGTTCTTATTTCTTCGTTGACCTTGTTTACGATAGACAGCAGTTTTGAAATATGGTCATCATACTGTGTATCCCCGTATTGGACAAAAGTATCGCGGCGCTTCTTTTTGAAAATGGAGAGTGCATCCTCACATTTCAAACGGAAATTATCAAGACGTTGACGGTAGAGATGATTCATAATTATTCATTTATTATTTGTAACTTAGGCTATAATTTTTTGGTAAATGTAAAATAACTACCTCGCCAGCTTCATTGGTTGCGATTATCTCATCGTACTCTTGACACTGACGCACTATAGGGTCTGGAGTAGGTCTACGTAAAGGTTGCGGGGTAATGAGTTCCCAGAAACTCTTGAGTATTTTATACGACATTTTTGTGGAGCTGATGGTGGCTCTAACCTTATATCTTCGTAGAGAACTTTTTCCCAGATAACACGTTGAATATCTGAACAGAGTGTATTTGTGGCTTGACAGAAAGCAATTCTAAAATCGTCAGTGACAAGTGGAATATACTCCATTTATTCGGAGGAAGATTCGCAACGATCAACTCTACTTAGGTCTCTTTCTATCTTTTGTTTCTCTAAATCAATATCCAAATAAATACGGCGTGGAGCATCCCATACAGCCGTCTTTACCCAAATGCAGAAGTTTTCAACATAGAAAGGTGACATTGTAATAATAGTTCTGTAAATAGCCTTTGCGTACATTTATATGAAAATCTACTTTATTTTTTATATTAGTATACTTCAGAATGTCACTTGACGACATACCTAAAAAGGTTCAGTATGTACTCATTGATTCGCACTTTGTGAATGGCACAAATAACACATTTTCACTCGATCTCCAACTTGAATCAAATACACATGTCGAGGATATGAGTAGAGTTCTCGGCATCAAGATGGTTGATTTCTATATCACACAAGTGGGTGATGCTGATGTTGGTAATGGTTTTCGTACAGATATCGCAAAGTTTGTGGATATCGTGTGTCCAGAAGTTCCAAAAGTTGCTCAAATTTTAGATGAGAGACACGGACAGGTGTTCGCGAGAATACCATTAGAAAGACATATGACACCAAACTCTACATCAGTCATACGAGACAAGCAATGGAAGAGTTTTAATCGACACACAAATTATTTCAATCCTATATCAATCAAGAAGTTGAACTTCAAAATATACGAGCAACAAGACGATGGAGATTATGTTACACTTCAACCGGATGCAACTTGGTACATGGTGCTTGAGATTACAACTGTAAATGTAAAAGAAAAGCCTAAAGATCGCGAGCTACAAATATTGCAAGCATTACAGCAGCTAGTTGGTAAGATAGATACACTCAATCAAAATGTACAGCGATTACCAGATAAACCACCTGAAAAACCAAAAGAGAAATACTCATTCGGTCTTCTCGTAGCAATTCTGGTAGCTATTTTTGGAGCCTTCGTTTGGTCTGTGAATCGGGGGGGTTCTTCGGGTTCTTCGTCCATATAATTTTAATATCAATAAAAGTCCTTGATTTTGGTGATTTACCATGGATATTTAATTTTGGTTGTATCTTTATAGGCTTAAAGTTGGGGGTAATATGCTTCATTTACTGGTATAGAAGTACCTGTACTATTTCAGTAAATGTTTGAAAAATTATTAAAAATGTATTGACTTAAGCGACAGTCTTTTTCTTGGTGAGTACCTTTTTGACTGTTGTGGCAACCTTCACTGGAGCTTCTTCAACAACATCTTCCTTGACACACTTACACTGACAAACACCCGCTGGACCCACTGGACCGACTGGACCCGCTGGACCGACTGGACCCGCTGGACCAACGGAACCTTCACCACCTGTGGTTTCAACAATCTTCAAAAGAAGGCTGTAAAGACGATCCTTATCGAGACGACTGCGTCGCATTTCTTCACGAATTTCAGTTTGCAAAGATTCCATTTTATTATATATAAAAGCAAGATTATCTTTAAACCAAATGATCATCATAGGTCCTCAACTAAATAGTGGGATAGGTCAACACGCGTACAAATATACCAGCTTGTTTGATACAGCCTCATATCACTTTATTGGAAGTGAACTTCCTGAAGGTGAAAATGGTCTTTTATTTTTATTACCTGTGAAACCACATATAGATTACTTGAAGTATGCTAGAACGCGAATTAAGAATCTCGCAATAATGACTGTATGTGAAACCGAAACTGTTCACGAAGACTATAGTCTCATTATGAAAGAGTCCAAACGAATCGCAGTTCCAAGTGAATTTTGTAAACGTGTTTTGTCTAAACAGTTTCCAGATAACGATTTTTATATAGTTCATGCACATATTCCACCACCAACAAAGCCTTATACATTTTATCACATCGGAAACATTGCAGATGATAGAAAGAATTTTAGAGGAATACTTGAATCTTTTATAAGACTAAATAAACCAGATAGTCGTCTTGTGGTAAAGGCGACATGTATTCAACCGGTTGAGATTAAACTACCAAATGTTGAAGTGATAAATGGACTCATTTCCGACGAAGAAATGGATAAAATACACGATCGATGTGATTGTTATGTGAGTTTTTCAAAATCGGAAGGTGTTGGTATGGGACCAGTGGAAGCAGCACTGCGAGACAAACCCGTAATTATTACAAATTATGGTGGATCGTCGGAGTATGTAAAGACGCCATATACAATTGATTGTGAACTTCAAGAGCTGGAGAGGGATGATTTTCTCTTCAAAAAGGGAATGACTTGGGGCAAGCCAAATCCGAACCAACTCTTGGAGTTTATGGAAGACGTGTATAATAAGAAACTTCGGTATATGAATCACGAATACACAAAGAATCTAGTTGGAAAAGAAAACATTTTACAAGAGTTCATCTTGAATGTAATTGGTACCAAGAACAACAATACCAATGATGATAGTACCACTCATTAGAGAACCCTGTTGAGCAATCATAGTCATAACGATGTCATCTAAAAACTTGATACCAGTTGGTTTCTTAATTACGCGTGGAACGAGTAGATTGATGGCGATGTAAAGAGCCATTGCTATTATTACAGGTCTAAGGTTCTCCTGGTCTAAGAACATTGTTTATAGTACTAATGGATTTTAATTCCGTCTAGCTTACTCAAAAGGTCACTAACATCCACCTTATTACCGATACTTGTAGATGTTACCTTATGCTTGCGACAATAGTCTCCACACACAGCCTTGAATCGACAAGCCTTACCTGACATTGTTGTAGCGCAACAAATCTTATGGGATGTGCGTTGGTCAGGTGTATTTTCTTTGGGTGGTGCATCAAGAAAAATAATGGCTTTGTTGTTCTTGGTATTTTTGTGTTTGATATAAGACATTTTACACTTCCAAGTCGCATCTGCAAGTTTGTAACACTTTTCATTTGGTTCTCTGAGACGGTACATTTTTACCGCGTCAGAGAGACAGGAATTCCACATAGTATCACGAATGACTTGCATTTTTACAGATAATAATTTAAGATTTTCAAGGAGACTTAGGCAGCCTCTCCTCCAATTTGAGCCAGGTAAACGTCAACTTCACCAACAAAATCTGGACATTTTTCAGAAGTTTTACGGGTTACCATATCTTGAACATTTGTAACATGTTCTTTGAACTTTTTAACATCAATACCAGTTGCGTTATGAATTTGAGATTCACTTGCAATGTCTCGAAGAGCGTAAAAATATGCAGCTGCATAATTTGCGTGAAGTAATGCTATTACCGGAGACGCATCCTGTTGTGCCGCAACGGCATATCGCGCCGACTGTCTCACAAGTTTTTCTATAGCCTTATTCATACCGCGTGTTTTATTTTGCATCATCAGATAAAGCACAAAAATTATAGCCAACAGATAAAGATAAGCCATCTTCTATCTATAAGAATGAAAATAAAATGGGATTATTTGTGTACCACATGTCTTGCACCCTTGGACCCATACTATAGAAATGCTACTAGTCGTGAGCTTCAACTTTTTGATGAATATCTACACGAAACTGCTCTACCTTTTGATAACAACAATACATATTTCTTAGATGATATTCGTGTATGTAAGTGTTGTTATGATGCTGGTAAAATTAAATACAATCCAAAAATAGATGCTTTTAGACAAATTGGTATCAAAAAGTTTACGAGACCCAAAACAAATGCAATTACCCGATACGACATGAAACAGTGGCGCAAAGACTTCTACGAGATTATTGGTAAATAAACCTAAGTAAAGAAATAGTGCTCCAATTATTAAAGAAAAAATGGGTGAGAGTATTCAAAAACTTACTCATATTGAACACGTCCTTAAGAGACCGGATTCATATGTCGGACCAGTAGATATCAGCGATGAACAGTATTGGCTTCTTAACAAGTCTAATAATAAGTTCCAAAAGAAGAATATTTCATACTCACCAGCTTTACTCAAGATATTTGATGAAATATTGGTTAACGCAATTGACCGGAACTCTGTCCATCCGAAGAATGTCACAAGTATTTCTGTAAATGTGGACAAAGAAACTGGGGCTGTTACCGTTGAAAATAACGGACCTCTTGGTGGTATTGGAGTTCGTATGCATGAAAAAGAAGGTGTATGGAATCCAGAACTCACGTTTGGACATCTTCTCACAAGTACAAATTATGATGATTCACAAAAACGTATCGTCGGTGGTCGTAATGGGTATGGGGCTAAATTGACTAATATATACTCAACCGAGTTTTCTATTATCATCAAGGATCATGAAACAAAACAAACATATACCCAAAAATGGAACAATAATATGACTGTGTGTCATCCACCAAAAATTACAAAACATTCTGGTTCAACTTCTTCAGTTTCAATTACTTTTGTCCCAGATTGGAAAAGATTTGGTATGAAAAAGTTGGATATCAATATTTACAAAATCTTTGAAAAGCGTGTATGGGATGCAAACATATGTACTACACCAAACTGTAAGGTCAAGTTCCAAGATGAAGCACTCCCAAAAACAGGATTTGAAGCATATGCTAAGATGCACGAGGGTGTTACCGAACTTTGTTCAGTCACTACCGACCGTTGGTCAGTATGTGTTGGTCCAGCTGAGAATGGACTTGAACAGGTATCATTTGTAAATGGCATTTGTACAACCAAAGGTGGTTCTCACGTGGACCACGTGGCGTCACTTTTGGCATCCGGTGTCATCGACGAATTGGCAAAGAAGATTAAGTTGAGACCTCAACAAGTCAAGAATACTTTCAATATCTTTGTAAAAGCAACTCTGGAAAATCCAACATTCTCAAGTCAAGTCAAATCTGAATGTACCTCAAAAGCTCAAGACTTTGGAAGTAAGTTTGAACCACCAAAAACATTTATTAAGAATGCTCTTAAAACTGGTATTCAAGATGAACTGTTGGCTCTCTCAAAGTTTAAGGAAATGAAGGAACTCTCAAAATCTGATGGCACCCGCAAGTCTAAAATTACCGGTATTCCCAAGTTGGATGACGCAAATAAGGCTGGAACTACACATTCCAGTAAATGTACCTTAATTGTTACAGAAGGAGACTCAGCAAAGACTCTGGCAGTTGCGGGTCTTTCCGTCGTTGGTCGCGATCACTATGGTGTGTTTCCTCTTCGTGGTAAGTGTAAGAATGTGCGAGATGCTTCTGTGTCTCAACTTACATCTAATCAAGAGTTTAATGACCTCAAGAAGATTTTGGGTCTTCAACAAGGTAAAGAATATACCGATGTCTCGGAACTTCGTTATGGTCGTCTTATGATTATGACGGATGCTGATAATGACGGTTCGCATATTAAGGGTCTTATTCTCAATATGATTCATTATTTCTGGCCAAGTCTTCTCAAGTTAGGATTTGTTGTTTCTATGGTGACACCAATTATTAAAGCTACCAAGGGTACCTCTGTAAAGTCTTTCTATACAGACTCCGCATTCCGCACTTGGTATGGCACCGGACAAGCCGGGTGGAGAATTAAATACTACAAGGGTTTGGGTACTTCAACTTCGGCGGAAGCTCGAGAGTATTTCAAAAAGATTCAAGACCTCACAGTGAAGTTTGATGCAGATGTTATGACAGATAAGTCTATTGTTCTCGCCTTTGATAAAAAGAAAGCGGATGATCGGAAGACTTGGCTTCTCGAAAGTACCGCAAAGGATGCAACAGAACTTGAAGTACCTTATGGTTCAATCAAGAAGTTAGATATCACTAATTTCATCCACAAGGACCTTGTCAATTTCAGTCTGGCAGACCTCAAGCGTTCTATCGCACATATGGCGGATGGTCTCAAACCTTCACAACGTAAAGTGATGTTTGCGTGTTTCCAAAAAAATCTCAAAGATGAAATGAAGGTGGCGCAATTGGCAGCGTATGTTGCAGATAAGTCTTCCTATCATCACGGCGAAGTATCTCTCGCGGATACAATCGTGAAACTGGCAAATGATTATATGGGTTCAAACAACATCAATCTACTTCAGCCATGTGGTCAGTTTGGTACTCGACTTATGGGTGGTAAGGATGCGTCACAAACACGTTACATCTTCACCAAGTTATCCAAAGAGACTCGTAAGATATTTGATCCTCGTGACGACCCAATTCTCAATTATCTCGAAGACGATGGAAGGTCAATTGAACCAGATTTCTATATGCCAACTCTACCACTCGTTCTTGTGAATGGCACTGAAGGTATTGGAACTGGTTTTAGTTGTTATGTACCACCATTTAACCCACAGGATATCAAGGAAAACATCCAAAGAATCCTTGATGGTAAGGCTATCGTACCCATGCGTCCTTGGTTCAGAGGTTTCAAGGGTATGGTACACAAAGAGGAAGACACATGGATGATGGAAGGTGTTTGGAAGTGGTCGGGTACAAATATTGTTATCACTGAACTTCCACCCGGTCGCTGGACACAAGACTATAAGGAATATCTGGATGGACTCGTAGAGAAGAAACTCATTGCAAACTTTACAAATAACAGTACCACCGAGGATGTTCATTTTGAAATTATGGGATACACAGGGAAGGACCTCCTCAAAGACTTGAAGCTGCGCAAGACTTTTCATGTTTCCAATATGCACCTTTTCCACCCAGTAAAGGGTATCTACAAGTACTCAAGTCCAGAGGAAATCCTCAAAGACTTTGTGGAACTTCGTCTCGACCATTACATAAGAAGAAAGGAGCACCTCATTAAAGTTCTTCAAACAAGGGCAACTATGTGTGGATACAAATCCAAGTTTGTGACTATGGTCATTGAAGGTGATATCGTGGTCTTCAAGCGTAAGAGAGATGATTTGGAGCGACAACTTGCACAACTTTTCCCAAAGATTGGTGGAACGTATGATTATCTTCTCAATATCAAGACTGTTCAATACACCGAGGAGTGTGTTCAAGAACTTATCAAAGAGGCTAAACAGGCGAGAGAGGAACTCGAAGTAATGAAAAATACAAGTCACATTGATATGTGGAAAATGGATATTAAAAATATGTAGGCAATAGATAGGTATGGGTGAAGCTGCGAAAATTTCGCTCAAAGCTATTGGGAAGCAAGATACATACTTGCTTTCCAAAGATCCAGAAGAATCCTTCTTTAATTATACCACGAATAGTAAGAGACATTCAGACTTTCGAAAGTATCACAGAAGTAAGAATATAGTTAAACCGGGTAATGCAACAGCCGGATGGCCATTTGCACAAACTATAAAGGTGGAGTTCAATCCAAGAAATATGGGAGATCTTTTGAGTAACATGTGGCTTAGTATAACTATGCCTGGTATAACCGTTGGTAATTACGCCGACCAATTGGGGCGTCATATTCTCAAGAGTATCACCATGTCTGTTGATGATATAGAAATTGAGAAGATACACGATGACTGGGGGATTATATACGACGAGCTTTATTTAGAAACTTCGGAGAAGGTAGCAAATAGATTTCTTGTAAATAGAAACCTTGGTTTTGATGATGCAACTTTGGCGAGTTATGTGGGTGTAGCTCAATATGAATCGGATTTGGTAATTCCATTACACTTCTTCTTTTCTAGAAAATATGCAAGTGATGAATATTCGACAAATAAACCAAATAGACCATATTTTCCAGTGTGCTCCATTTATCGACAGAAAATTGTATTTGAACTTGAGTTTCACGCACAAACTTTTTTTACAGATACAACGGATACTGTTACACTTCAATCTTTCAATTTAGTAACCGAAGAAATCACGGTAACACCAGAAGAAAGAAAATACTTGGCAACTGAAAAACAAACATTCATTACCGACCTTGTGAAAAAACACCCAGTTATTGTGAGTGATCTTGGTGATGATATGATAAAAAACAATTTAGTCCCAAATATCCCTGTAAAATGTATTCACTGGTTTTTAAGAAATACATTATTTGAAGATGAGAGTGTCATTAAAGCAGCTGGTGAGACTGATCCGGAATTGTATTATACTAATAATAGATTCAACTTCTCGTCATCTCTTGATTTTTTTGGTGAAGATACATTCTTCTATCCTCTTATGTCCGATGCGAGTTTTTACATCAATGGTAACAAATTACCAAATGTTACAAAGACGGATCATAGTTATTACAAATACTTAATTCCATTTCAAAAAAGACTTTCCAGACCCATTAGGAATGTTTATACATATAGTTTCTCGTTGAATCCGGTTAATGTGGAACCATCGGGAAACTTGGATTTTAGTCAGATACAATCCGACAAAACAAACATAGAACTCAAATTAGATACTTCTATTATTGATATTGCAACAGAGACATTTTCATTAAATATGTACTATACTGGATATCAAACATTTGTATTTGATAAGGGATTCATGTCTCTTGCTTATTAAATAGAGATTCTCTATTATTGCTAATATAGTCAATAATATTGTTCTTGATACACCATTTGATGAAATTCAACTGAGCTAAAGTCGTTTGAATTTCATGAGATGTTCCCGGAATAATATATGCAAACTTTTGTGATCGACAAAATGGATCAAATAACTGTTTACTATACCCATTCAAACTTGACTTATAAGCGCAGTGTACAGTGAATAACTTACCATCACCAGTTTGATAAGATGTATGATTTTTCTTTGCATAGTTTGTGATAAACCACTCCAAATTGCGGAGAGATATACCACTCGTTTTGTCCAATATTGTCAGTAGTGTAGATTTATTCTTATCTTCATTGTAAAAATTATTAATAGATGTTAGTAGAATATCGTTTTTGCTCATTACTATAATATGGTATTCAAATCTATAAGCTCGTTTGAAGTTTCACAACCCGGACACCCCCTCACAAACATTTGCTCGGGTCCGTGATTATGGAGACTTGCACTTGAAGGTATTCGATGACATATTCGTTCTCCTTGAACCTTGTGATGTCGACAGTATCCACTAAAAACACCTTTGAAAGCGCAACGATGACCATTTGATTTTGTACCCTTACAAGTTGTGCTTGTATATGTATCTGGTAAATCTTTCAAAAGAACATCAAGTGCAATACCGTGTTTTTTTGAGAGTATTTCAGCATAGTCGTTTAGAATTGTATTAATACGATGTTCCAATTCTTCATCAACTATTTTTGTAATTTTATCATACAGACTCATCCTTACTATGAGTAAGCTCGTATTTTTTAAATAAGTCTTCAACGGATTCTTGTTTTGTTAATCGCGCTTCCTTAAGGCGGGTTCTTAAAACTGTCAAAGTTCCCGTGTCTTCTAAACCTAAGCGCTTACATTCGGCGATAAGTTCATCTTTTTTCATACCACTTAGGGAAGGTTCCTTAATTGGTTTTGGTGGTTTATGCTGATTGATAATATCACCGAAGATTTCCTCCTTTACATTTTCATATAACGGATCCAATAAGTCGCATACAGGATTTAAAAACTTATTGAGGAAATAATAATGGTAATCAACGGGAATCTTATGTTCTTCTACATATTTTGGATCTTCGGCCTTTTCATACGCTTTAGCCTTGGAGTTTTCAGTTTTTGTCAACAAGTAGGGAACTCGGTCTCCAGACTGTGGCTCCGAGCCAGGCTTTCGCTGACGCATCTTCGTAACAACTTGTACATGCGACTGGTTGATGTTTACACTTTCCGAACTCGTCACTGAAACATTCTTACCTCCAACCTTATACGAATCAGATAGAGACTGACTCAAAATAAGCTTTTCATTGGATACATCGCCAGACAAAAGCTCAATCGCCCTCTCTTTGGCAAGTTCTTTGGGTGGACCTGGATCACTTGACGTAAGAACTACATCAAGAAGTTCCTTACACACTTCACGTACATGTGGTGTATTATCACGACGAACAAGTTGGAGTCCCTTTACATCAATATAATCCATATGCATTTTATTGTCTTTACCCTTTGTCCATAACTTTGCCGCATACCGCTTCTTACTATAGAGGAAATATGGCCAATACACCTTCTCAAGTTCGAGATTATTTGGTTTTTTGAAGAGAGCACTACACTCTTCTGCAGCCCTCTCACCCACTTCCCAACTATATGCAATAGCTTCTTCACCTTTACGATCACCGACATCAAACTCAACCATAACCGAATCTGTATCCCCATATCTTACCTTTGCACCTGGAAAGTTTGCCTCTACATAATTCTTTGTCTCTTCAATCATAGAACGACCTTTTGAGGTTGTTGTAGAAGCAATGGGAACACAAGGAAGAATACCCTTGCCAGCACCCGTAAATCCATAGACAGAGTTCATAGAAATCTTGTAAGCCAATTGTTTCCCATTATATACCTCCTTCATAAATCCGGTAGAGTTTGCCATATCCTTTTTGGCTTGTTTACGGAACTGTTTGAGTTCAAGAAGAATACTCGGAAGAAGACTGGGGACATCTTGTGCAAACTTGTATGTACGATCTCCAATATGGAAAGTTTCATAAGTAATACCTGGCACTTGACCATACTTCTTTTCGTCCATAACATACGATGAATAACATAGATTGTGAGCCATCATAATCGATGGATACAGAGCTTCAAAATCGAGCGCTGTAATTGGAGTATAGTAAGCACCCTTTTGAGCCTCAAGAACTGTGGCACCCTCATATGGTTCTTCGGGGATAGCACCATACCGAATAGTTGGAACCATGAAACCCAATTCACGTGCTTTTTTCGTAAGTTGGGAGAATACCTTGATTTGTTGTCCTCGTTCTACAAGGAATGTAGCTGGAACCCAGGTTGCTTTTGCCATCTCAACTAAGTTTAGAAGAGTACACAACTTTTTCATAAGTTTATGTGGAAGAAGAGTATCCTTAATACAATACTCGGCAACTTCTCGAAGCTTTACAGGATCTTCTTCTCTGTACCGAGCGAACATTTCCTTTGGTGCCATATCAATTTTTTGATCACCCAAGTATAATCTCGATACATTATCCAATTTATAGCTATCAAGCTTATATCCCTTCTTGACTTCATGAAACATATCGAAAATGAAGCGTCCACTCATTGGAAGTAACTTTAGGAGATTATCTCCAAGAGCGCTTGATGAAAGTTTCTTAATTGTAAGTTCTGATTCAGTATCCTTGAGTTTACCCAAATTGAAAAAGTCTGGGTTACATCTATTTATTTGAGCACGTTTGTATATGTATTCCATATCAAACCCAAAAATATTCCAACCAGTGATGATATCAACATCCTTTGTGTGAATATACTTTTGAAAAGCTTCGAGCATTTCTCTTTCCGTTGGAAAACTTAGAATATTACAACCTTCCAGGTTTGGATCTGTCTGTTTGTAACAAAGACACGTCTTATCATATGGTTCATCAGAACCAAACTTACAAAGAGAGATTGCAATCTGAAAACAAGCATCACCCTGAATATCAGCATCCGGAAACTTACCAGTAGAACTGTTACATTCAATATCTACAGAAGCCACTACAAATGGAGCGATATCATCGCGAGCCACGGGTTTCAGGGTGGTCCAGTCATTACAAAAAAGATCAAGGTCAACATTTGCGAGATACGACCGAGTGCATTTGTCACCGGTATCAAGCCAACCTGTAGATTGAATTCCGGTTCGATGCATTAGACGTAACACAGGATCTAGATTTGATTCGTAAACTTTTACATTCATAACACCCAAAATCTCAAAAAGCTCGGGTGTTCTATTGAGTGGTTTTCTCAGGAACGAATCTACAAATCGCCTAGCTTGGAGAGTTTTAAAGTTAATTTTCATAAATGGAAACTCTTCACTGTTTTGGAAACCCCAAACATCTTTTGATTTTGTCACCGAAAAATCAACGAGTGAATCTTTACACACTTTGTCAAGAACACTGTAAAGTCTTTGAATTTTCTGATCTGTAATTCCGGTTGGAAGTTTAATAAAAAAATACGGTGTAAAAGCCGTTGTT